AGACCCCCTAGGCGCTGGTATATGGTCTTTACATACTCCAGCTTTACACATAGGCCGGGGCTTCCAGTGTTTTAAATTATTCCATAAGTCCGTAGGCTTCATAGTCTCCGCCCCATATCTACAATAAGTAACCGTGTCCCGTTTTAATTCTTCCATAAATCCCATTTTTCTAAGCATACCCCGCGGGTTTTCTATTATAAAATATTTGGGGTTTAGCTCTTTAATTAAACTTATAGTCTTTTCTACTACCTTAATAGCTTTTTTAGCCTTCTCGCTTATTGGCTCCCCTTTTCTCCAGTTCCTATAAATTGAAGCTACGCTAAAACTTTCACAGGGCGGAGAAGCCCATATAATAGTAGGCTGGCCGAAATTGTCTAAAATATCCTGGGCCGTAAGTTCTAAAATATCTTTAACCAGGTCCGGTTTAAAAGAAGGGTCTAGTTCTACTGTAAAAGTTTCGTGTCCCATTTCTTTAGCTACTTTACTAAAACTAGCTGTCCCGCTAAATAATTCTAAGATTTTCATACTAAAAACGTCCCTTTATAGCGTACTCCCGTTTACACGGTAAATAAGCTATTTTTAGTACCCCCCCTTCTTTTTCGTGGTATTTTGTCCTTCCCGCGCTTACCTACACCCGTAGCACGCTTAAGGCCTTCTTTAGTTCTCTCGCTTATTAAATTACGTTCAAACTCCGCGAAGGCTCCTAATATTTGAAGTTGAAGTTTACCGGTCGCAGTTGTGCTATCTATGTTTTGGGTACTGGCTATAAAGTGTACTCCTCTCCTATTAAATTCTTCTAGTAATCCTAGTAAGTGCTGTAGGGATCTTCCTAACCTATCTAGCTTAGTAACCATAACGCAATTATATTTATTTTTCCTTAGATCTTCCAGGAGTATATTAAAGGCTGGTCTGCTGGAGCTAGCCCCGCTTATTACGTCCGTATAAACTTTAAAGACTTCCCAGCTATGATTTTTACAGTATTCCCTTAAAGCGTATTCCTGTTTCTCCGCGTTTTGGTCTTCTGTACTAACTCTAGCGTAAATGGCTACCTTCATTTTTTAACCCCCGAATAATCTTTTTTAGTTCTGCTATTTTTTCGTTAGCTTCTATATTGGCCCGTATCAATACGTTATATTCTTCTAGTTTTACTATTATAGTCTTCATTATACAACCCCCCTTAAGAAAAAATAAACTACGGCTTTACCAATAAAGAAGGCGCAAAAGCCCAGTAAAAACCATAGCCACCACTTCATTTAGGCCCCCCGTACTTTTCAAATTCCCTACGTTGTTGGCTCCTTCTAATTTCTGCGCTTTTAATCCTAATTACTTCTAGCTGTAAATCGTGGGCCTTCTGCGCGTTGTTAGTTTCTTTTTCTAATTCTATCATTTTATATTTATGCCTTAGCTCTATTAATTCTTTTTGTCTGCTATAATCTTCTTTATTCATTTTTATTAAACTCCTCTAAAGACGCCTGTAAGTCTTCCGGGTCTTCCGGCGGTAAACTGCTAGTCTGTGATTTCAATAAATACCAAAAGAAGCCCATAATAAGAAAATTAAAAGCAATACTTCCCACTGTAGCCAAATTACCAAAAAAGTTATTAGCCTTAAAGAATATAAAGAAATTAGTTAAATTCGCTAGCCCTATAATTAAAAAGCATACTATCCCGCCTGTATAAAAAACTCTAGGGGTTATATCCGGTAGCTTCATTTTATCCCATACCTAGAAGCCTACGTAACTTACCTGGCTCCCTTCTATCGGTGTTTATATTTCTGTTTTCGTTTACAGTCCCTTTAAGTAATTCCTGTATACTTCCGTCTCCGGCCTGGAATAATACCGTTAAAGCATTAGTAAAAACTAAATTATGTACGTAATAAAATTGAGCTGTATTTTTTATACCGTATTCTCTCCAGTGAGCTATTAATAAAAACTGTGTATCTTTAGCTATTCTTTTAAGTCTAGCCTTAATTACTTCTTCCTTTAAACGTGAGACTGAAGTATTTATACTACTAACTCCTAACATTAAATTACTAATTTCCCAGGCTCCCCGTTCTGTTAAAGCAAATTCCTTTAAGGCTAGTACAGGCTTCCACTCGGAGCCAGTCCACTCTTTACCTAGTAAACGCTGTCTAATTACTTCTACTATAGCGTCCGGTTTAATTTTGTCTATTAAATCTGCTCTATCGTTGCGCTGGGGCTGGGGTACACTTCCGCCCATAGGCATAGGTATTATTACGTTTTCGTCCTGGCTCATTTTATTTTATTAGGTAATTTCTCTAAATCGTCCCTTACTATCTTAGCTATTTCTAATTTAGTTAACCCTGGAAATTTAATTATAGTCTTCTGTAATCTCTCGCTATATTTTGCTATAGATCCTTCCGGGGCTACTTTAGCTAAATCCTTAGTAAATCTACTGTCTGAAGTTCTAACCGTTTCGTATTCGTCTATTATATGTATTCTAATATCTATAAAAGTACCTGGCGCTATTCCGTGCGGGTTAGCTCCAATAACCATTTTTACTTCTATTACTACAGGCCTTTTATCTTCTTCTTTTTTTACTTCTATTACCACGTTTTAAAACCCCCTTATATTTTAAAATAAATTCGTCTGCTAATTGGTTAAATTTTAATTGTTGTATCTTTTCAATATGTAAAGCGTATAAGGCTGTAAAGATCCACGCAATACACAAAATTAACATAGCCATACTAGCCATAATTCTATTAGTTACAAAAGACCCTATTAAAAAAAGGTTAGCCATTAATAAACAAAATTGGAATTGACGCATTTTAAGGAGCTAGCCCCCCGCCCTGTGTTGCGCTTAAGGCCTGTCTAATTGCGTCCGTACAAATATTAGTACACGCTTTAGCCCCTTCAGTCCCGGCCTGTAGTAGAAGCTCCGCGCTTTTATCCTGGCCCTGTTTTACCATTTGGGTTATAACAATTATGGCCACTAAAGAAAATACTACTAATAAAGCCCAGCCCGCAAACTGTACTAATTTATCCCGCCAGTCTGAAGTTTCGGCTACTGCGTCTTTAACAATATCTATAGCCGTATCTGTATAGTCGCTAGGCGCTATATTAGCTACAAATTCTTTACCGTCTACTTTAAACTGGCTTATTGGTACTAAAACATTACGTCTTAAAGGATCCCTAAAACATACTACCCCCCGTTCGCCGTTAACTTCCTGGAAGTCTTCAGTACTAAAATCTGTTATTATATCGCCTAAGGTAGTCTTTAAAACTTCTTCTCCACTCCACCAAAGACCTTTAAGGTAAGACTTCTTACCAAAGTAACCGGCTTTAAGGTCGCAGTTAATAGCTCCTTTACCCCTTCCTAAATCTACTATTTCCGCTACGCTATAAACATATTTTCTACGCCTTCTAAACCAAAGAATACCAAAACTACCACCTACTACAAATAAAATAATAATTAACCATATTAAAGGGTTAACTATATACTTCATAAGCATAGTACTTATACTAGCTAGATCGTACGCCATTATTGGCTAGGCCCCTTATATTTAATTTCAAACATACCAGTTAATTTATAGCCAGCAAAAATACCTAATACAAAACCGGTTATAAATTCTAAAATCATTTATCTAACTTCCTTAGTTTATTATTAACTAATTGGTTTATGATCTCCGCGAAGTTATCCACTCGCGCAAATTTCCTTAAAAGTAGTTCGTGGTCGACCTCATAAATACGAATAGTTTTATAAATAATTTTCTCACTTTCTTTAATCCCCTTTTTCATATTTTTATAATAATTATAAAGTTTATAAATGTTTAGATTTAATTATTTTGGTTAATTCTTTTACGGAGCTACCTAGCTCCCTAACGCTCTCTACGTGGGCTTCTAAATGTTTAGCGTAATTGTTTAAGTTTTGGGCGTTCTGTCCTATTCCGTTTACTAACATTTCCGGGGTAAAGCCTTCATACTTCTTAATTCCGTTAAAAAACTTCTGTACCTTTAAATTATCTGTGTCCGCTGTAGCCGGGTGTACTGTCTCCGCTTCGTGTAAATTAAAAGAATTATCAATAATAAACCAAAGATCCCCAGCGCTGTAAACTTCTAACTTTTTACCTTCTGCGTTATATTGTTTAGCTAAAGCGTTTTTTACTAGGGCGTAATGTTGTCTAGTTACTTTAAACTTATATTGACCCCCAAAGCTGAAGTTAGCCTTTAAATGGGTCTCTAAGGTCTTCACATAGGCCAGGAAGCCATAAATAGCCATACTCTTAGCTTCTGCGCTAGTTTCAGTTAAATAGCTCTTAGGCTCATTTACAATAATACTTTTATTAGTAAGTATGATCTTTTTACCTTTAAACTCTAAAAGTTCTGCTCCGCCAAAAATATTAGGCATATCTTTATATTTAATTCCTACACGTTCTAAAAGCTCTTTTCTTCTACTCCAGTTTCTTAAATCCTTAGGAAGTCTTAAAGTAAATTGTATACCGTGTCCCCTAACTTTATCGGGTGTTAATTCTGCGGGCCGTTCGTACCTATCCGTGAGCTGTTTTCGTACTTCTTTTACTGGGTTAACTCGCCAAACTCCGTAGCCCATTTTAGTAATAATTCCCTGGCGCTTCAGCGTCGTTAAATGGTACTGTAAAGTACTCTTTTTTATCCCTAGCTTTTTACATATTTGAGCGGGCCGAAGATCTTTCTTAAGAAGGTTTAATACAGTAAAGTACAAATTGTACTTCTCGGGCCGTTTTTGTACTTCTTTCATAAAAATAAACCCGTTATAAACTTTATAAACCTATGCTATAACTTAAGAATTAGAAGGGGATATTACGCCGGCCGGCTGTCCCTTATTCAAATTACAAAGGAAAAGGGGCTTTAAATAAGTTTCCACTGGAAACGAAGGTTAAAATAAAATGCTTAAACTGGGTTTTACCCCAGCTTTAGCTAAAGAAAAAAAATAAATACAGTCTTAGTAGGATCTATTAGTACCTACCTTTCCGTCCGCCCCTTATCATAAAGGCGCCTAGGAAAAGCATACCTACACTTATAGCTATAATCGCAGGCGTCCACCCAGCTAAACCACTTGTACCTAACTGTCCTGTTAAGTATGCGGTATTTACTGAAGACGCGCTAGTAGGATCCCCACAGACAGCGGTAGCGTTACTACACTCCCCGGCCGTTCCGTTCCAAATACCACCAGTTCCACAGGCGCTTAAACCAGCACAGTTAGCCGTAGCTCCTGTAAAGTTATATAGTACAATAGTACCTACACCTATGATTATTGCGAATACTACTAATCCGTAGCCTAATCCCGTAAGTTCGTTAAACATATTCTAGTTATGTTTACCTACGTCCGCCTTTGTTGACCATAAAGGCCCCCAAGAACAGCATACCTACGCTGATCGCTATAATCGCTGGTGTCCAGCCCGCTAATCCACTTGTACCTAATTGTCCTAAAAGGTACTGTGTCGTTACGTTGGCTTCTCCGCCTGTAGCATTTCCAAAATTGAAAAGTACAACTGATCCTACACCTATGATTATTGCGAATACAACTAAGCCGTATCCTAATCCAGTTAATTCGTTAAACATTATAATTCCCCCTTTTCATTTGCGCCGTTAGATTATACAGGCGTACGCTCCCTGTCTTATAAGTATTCATAGAAATATACAGTAAAGCTAGTACTTAAACAGCTGGCTAACAAAACCGCCCAAAATGTAAACAAAAGAGCTAAAATGGCTTATTCCCGTGTAAATTTACTGCGCAGTTAAGCGCTTCTATCTTTTCTACCCGACCAAATTATATACAGAAACATAAATAATAAGATCCCCGCGAATTGTACAATATAGGCCCAGCTTACCAGTCCAGCATAAACTAAGAAGAAGGCTACTATTAAACTTAAGAAGGTAGCTACTAACATAGCCACTTCAAAACCATAGCCTACTAATACTAAAATTAAAACTACCCAAATCATTTGTAACATAGCTACCCAAAAAATACCCCCGCTAGCCTGGTTAGCTACGGCTGGTAATTGGCCGAAGTCTGTTACATTAGTCCAGTTTACCATTATAAAGCCACCTTAAACAACGCGTATAATAAAGCGAATACTAAACTTAAGAAATACAATATTCTTAAGCCCTTCGCTAGCGCTGTCCCCCCTTCTCCTAATCCCCAGGCGTTTACGGTCTGCTCGATCCAGCCACCGCTTAAGAAGCCCCACGTTATACTAACGGCGTCTTTGGCCAGCCCCCAGGAAGATTTTAAGGTAATACCCTGGTTAGCGTCAAAGGCTACTTCTCCCCCCTGTATATTGGTCTGTGCCGTGTCCTGGTAATCTATAAATAACTGTTCGCTTCCGCTATTATCTGAAAACGGTAGTACGTAATTTTCTCCATACATTACATTAAAGTTAACTACTACTAAAGTTAGAATAGATAAAAATACTAGGCTTAATATTATACCTTCAGTCCACCCGCTTACTGTACCCATTTAGCTAACCCTCTTTAGGAAATGGGCGACTATACCAGCTAAAATAGCTAGGCCCCCTACGATCCCTATATTTATACTTCCGAAATATAACGCTGGTATTAAAGCAATTATTCCACCTAGTAAAGCGCCTACTGGGCTGATTAAACTAAATAAGAATATTATAGGTAGCGCTATCAATAAAGACAACCATAAACCAAAACTAGACCCTTTAAACGCGCTATCGAATAAATGTACTACCTTCTGTACTATTGTTACGGGCGGGCTAGCTTCTCTAACTACTTCGGCCCTTAATTGTCCTGTAGTATATTCAGAAGTATTACAGCTTAAAGCTCCCACTGCTCCGCTTATAATATCGCTACAAACGGGGTAAATTGTTGTACTTGTAACCCTATAAACTGTTAAGTTCATAGTAGAAGTTTTACCGGTACTGTCTGTATATTCAAAGTCCCATACTCCCGTAAGATCGTCGTACGTAAAAGTATAGTCTATATTTAAGAAGCTAGTATAGTCTGTTTCTCCAGGGGATATTTTTAAAGTATAAGTACACGGCGAAGCTAAACAAACCATACGTATAGGATCCGCTAAATAAATTATAGTTCCGTTTGTTTCATACGCTCCTATTCTATAATCTACGTCTTCAGTCCTTACGTGTATTACTGTGCTACCTGTCCCGTCTGTCTTACCTACGTCTACTATTTTATATTCGTTTAGATCCGGGTACCACCTTAAAAGCCTAGCGTAAATATTAGCATAAGGGTTTAAACTTGTGTCTTCTATTTCTAGTTTAAAGCTAGTTTGCGAAGTAATAAGAAGATCGTAAAGCGTTACGTTAGTAGCTGTAGTTACTTCTGTATCGTCGAATACATAATAACGCCTGTCTACATAACCAGCGCTAGAATAAAGTATTTCTCCGCTTCCTATAGTCCAGGTAGGGCTTATAGAAGTATTAGTACATATAGAAAAGTTAGTAGCTCCTGTTACTTTACCATAAGTTCTAACCATACTAGAATTATCTAAACCATAATAAAAGTTATACTCAAAGTCTCCGCTAATAGTACTTAGGTTTTCTTCGTTCTTAAGATCAAACCAATAAACCGGCGTACCTTCACAAAGTCCCGCAGTAATATTTAAGGCCGGAATATTATAAATTGTTAAGTTAGTAGTAGATGTATTATAAGCTACACTGTTTAAGAAATAACTTACGTTAATCGGTAGGATAGTATCGGCTTCTACTAAAGGCGCGGTTAATGTTTTATAAAATCTAGCTGTTGTAGTATTGCTTAAACTTACAGACATAGGATAATATGTATTATTATAGTAAAGCGAAGCGTTAGCCTGGGTTAAATCTGTGGCGGTTATATTAAAATAAAATGTTGTGTCTCCCGCTTCTACTACTGTATTATCAAATTCAAAAGAAGACTGTAAATAATTTACTGAAAAGTCTACGCTAGTAGTAGCTAACTGGTTTAAAGTATCATTAGCATAATAATAAACTGTATAGTCTCCGCCGGTTATATTTCCAGTAGTAGTATTAGTACCACAGGCTAAAGTATTATTACCGCTTCCAATATCATACCAGCACGCGCTTAAGCCTATTGTTGCGTCGCTAGCTGTAAAATCTAAAGTTAAATTTACTTCGGGTAGCCAGGTTATTACTTCGGAGCCGTCTAAAGGCGTAGTTATATTTATTACTGGGGCCGTGCTATCAATTATAAAGTATCTAGTATCTGTAGTCCCTTCTCTATTTTCGTCGTCTCTACCTGTAACAGTCCAGTTATAAGACCCGTCCGTAAAAGTTAAGTCTACCTGTTCGCTAGTATAATTATCTACGCCGTGCGTTATTGTTTGGTTTATTACTCCGTCTATCCATAAAGTAGAATTGTCTACCTGTACGTCGTCTACTACAGTCCAGTTAAAAGTTAAGCTGTCTGTAGTTTGGTTTATATTATTAGGTACGCTTAAAGTTACTACGGGATCCGCTCCAAAACTATCGGTATAAGTTAATCCAGTCCCGCCGTTATATAGTTGGGTTATTTCAGACTGGGTTAAACTTCTATTCCAAATACCTAACTCGTCAAAAACTCCCTGGAAATTATAAACCGTTCCTGTACCATAAGAAGACCATAAAGTAAACTTACTAGCGTCTGCTAAATCGTTACTAATAGCTTCTGTATTGGCTAAAGCCCCGTTAATATATGAATACGTACCGCTCGCGTTCATAACTATAGCAATATTAACCCAGTTACCGTTAACTAATAAATGATAATTACCCTGGTTAGCATTATTAACCCTGTTATGTAATTGTAAACCGCTAGCTTCCGCCATTATAAAAGGTAAGTCTCCCGACGGTCCACCGCTTACCGTAGACAAAGTAAATAAAACCCCCCATACGTCCGGGGCTAATTCGTTCTTATACCAAAAGTTTACGGTCTTAGTTCCGCCTGGTAAGTTAGCTGTACTTTCCGCCCAGCTGGCTAAATCGTCTGTTTCTATACCATTACCTACTTTACCAGCTACTTCGTAGGTATGGCTTCCACCGGGTACTAAATCGTTACTACCTACTACGTCTTCAAAATTCCCGCTACTGTCTTCCATAGGATAATAAACTACTAGGCCAGCGTTTAAACCTTCAGTCCACTCCGCCCACTCGCTAACACGTATACCGAAAAAGTTAGGGATCCACTCGACCCGGTCCCCTTTACTAACTTCTGTAAAAATTCCTATAGTTAAAACTTCGTCCTTCTTTACGTCCGTACCTAGATCTACCCATTTTTCTACCTGTTCGTTATGCGTTCCTATTATAGTTTCTGTACATTTATTAGGTACACCCGACAGTTTACAATTATTACTATAATCGTTTACTACTACAGTTTCATAAGTTAAATATTTGTAGTCGTATTGTCTAGTAAATTTATTAAGATTATTCTTTTTGTCGTATAGTTCTAATTCTTTTATGGCTTCGCTATAGGCTTCGTGGCTAGTTATTGTAAATTCCGCTACCTTCCCATAACCCCTAGGTACTACATTTATTAAAGGAGTATTAAGTTTTATTGTAGCTATAGTAGCCCCTAGCCCAAAAGAATTTTTAACAGTTACGGTTTTAGTTTCTGTATTGTATTGTTTAATATTATCAAATTCAAAAGCCGAAGCCATAGGAATAACTAATAAAGCCATACATAAAACCATAATAAACATTTTATTCATTATCTACGACCCCCGCCCCTACTTGTTAAAGCTATTTTACCATAAATAATTATTCCTGTTAGTAGCATAAGACCTACTAATATCGTAGCGAAGTTATCCCTTAAGGATCCTATAAAAGCTAGCTGGGCTGTTTCGGTAGCAAAACTAGCGCTATTATAAATTCCGTCTAAGGCTCCTACAATATCCCCGGCAAATAGGATAAACATAAAGGATATAAAAATATACAATATAATCCAGACGGGGTTAGTATCAATAAGGAAGGCTGATATTATTAGTAAAAGCGTTGCTAAGATAAAAGCGAATAGTATAACCTTATCCCACATATTTACCCCGACGTCCATAACTTGGTTATAATTGGCCTGGGCTATTGCTCCCCCGTTGTCTGTTAAATTACCAAAAGAATTACTCATAGGCGTTTGTACGCTGTTAAATATCTTTAACATAACAGGCGCTAGGATCATTAAACTAACTATAAGAATTACGAAGGCTATAAGCGGGTACTCCATTTGTCCCCTTTTATCTTTCATTATCGAACGCATTAGCTCCGCTTCTCCTTAGATAATTTAACTAACTTCTTCATAGGTATTTGTATAAAGTTTTCGTTGAAGTCCGGAGAAGCTACAGCCTTAAAGACTTTAGGCATAGTTAACTTAGTCGGCTTACCTGTTACTTTAGTTATATCCTGTTCCATATTAACTTTAATGTTTACGTAGCGGTTATAGATTTCCGCCGGCATACGTACAAAAATATACCGTTTCGCCATTAGTGTTTAAACCCCCCTAATTCGTTTACTCCTAATAATTTCTTTTTCTTAAAACTCTTTACAAACATAGTAATAATAAAAGCTAGTAAAGGAAGTACTACATTAGTCCAGGCTGTTACTGAAATAAAAGTAGCTGTAAGATTTTCTACAAAAGTCCTTATTAAATATTCTTTAGATAAATAGTTTACAATAATTACTAAGATAAAAGAAGACCAGGCTAGTAATATATCGTAAATAGTTTCTTCTGTTGTAACTAACTTAGCTATAGTTATAAATAAAGTATAGAATAATAAAAGCGTAGATAAAATAAATAATGTATAAACAAAAATCCTAAAGCTATCTGTTGCGGGATCGTCTCCGTTTTGTGTTACGTAATAACTATTTTTATAAAGTCCCCCCAGGTCTGAAGTGTTACAATAAATAGCCCTACTGTACTCCCCTTTATGCGGGTAAATTGTACTACCTATAGCAAAACTATAATCTATTCCGTCTATATCCGGCGTAGTATTTGTATAAATTAAAGCTCCGTTTTTAGCTACGTCCCAAATATTAAAAATACAGTCTGCGCCAGTAACCGCCGTACCGTTAACGTCTAATACCTGTACTACCGCCTGTCTATCTACACCTATCCCTATACTATCAAAGTCTACCCCTATTACTTCTAACCCTGTAGACGGTAGAGTTTGCGTCGGAAAAGGCGGAGCTGAAGCTACTAAAGGTAAAGCCAGCATTAAAAACATTAAAAGGAATATTAGTTTTTTCATATCCTAAATTTAAACCCCCTACTTTTTTTAGGTCTAGGAAGGCTAGGTAATTTTCTCTTAGTACTTACGGCCCAGTCTTTAGTAATAGGTCTGTAATCTAAACCGGTCTTAGATAATTTACCTTTTTTATAAGTCCCGAATTGTTTAAAAGCTAGGGCTGAAAAGCTAGGTATGTAAGCTGTTTTTCTTTTACCACCTTTAACAATATTACTACTTAGATCATTATAACCACTACCCCACGCGAAGACTGGCGGAGCGAAGTAAGTACTACTAGGGCTAGGAGAAGGAGAAGGAGAAGGCGAAGGGCTAGGGCTTGGAGAAGAATATAAGGAAGGCGAAGGGCTAGGGCTAGGAGAAGGAGAAGGATATAAAGAAGGGCTAATAGAAGGGCTAGCATAACTAGGGCTACCAAAACTAATACTAGGAGAAGGCGAAGGCGAAGCGCTAGGAGAAGGAGAAGGAGAAGGCGAAGGCGCGGGGCTAACTAATAAAGAGACGCTAGCCGGTCCACTGTTTGAAATAGACCCGGAAGTAAATAACCTTAAGCTAGGCGAAGGCGTAGACGCTGGCCTAATATTCTTAAGATCTTCCGGCCCCCAAATAGCCCGGCCGAAGCCTGTACTAATTCCACCCGCTACAGAAGTAGTAGTAAAAGAAGTCCCCGCTATTGAAGGGCTACTATAAGCGAATAGTTTAGGATAATTTGCGAAGGCTTCCGCTCCATAAGTATTAACTACAGACGCATAATAATTACTGGTAAGATCCGAAGCTACGCTAGCGGATCCAGCCCCACCTTTAACGCTTATTAATTCTTTTTGTATTACGTAGAAGTCCGCCATATCTTTAGCCCTTCTTACCATATCCGGGCCGACCATACCCGAAGGCTGTAGACTTCCTACAGAAGCTAATTTATTAACCCCTTCCTGGCTTAACTGGCTAGACTGTACCCCGCCTATATTTATAGGATCTAACTTATTAAATCCAAACGGTTTATTCACTGCTAAAAATTCTGCTGAAGTATCTAGCCCGTGTATATCGAAAACTTTAACCCTTCCGTACATTACTTGGCCAGTCCCAGGGTTTACAGTAGATACTAATCTATCCTTATAAAAAGTCATACCGCCTTTATGTATTACAGTTCTACCCTGGTTTAAGTTAATTATGTTAGCTATTTCCTGGGCTTTACCCCCGGATCCTAAACTATTAGCATTATAAAACATTACGTCCGCGTCGTTTGGCGGTCTGTAGCCCCGTGTTTGCGCGCCAGTAGAAGTAGACCCGTACATTTCGTAGTTTTTTTGGTGTTTAAAATAGTCGTCTAAAGCGTCTACAGTTCTAGCATTAAAACCTTTATCCTTTAAGAATTGTCTAGTATAATCCTGTTTGTATACGTTAGCCTTAGTACCATAAGTAAAGCTAGTAGCTCCGTAAGCCGACTGTACATTTAAACCTTTTATTCCTGTGTTTCTTACGTTGTCTAAAAAAAGCTGTGTCTCAATTTTACCGCTAGGAGTATAAGCGTTCTGTAGATTTAAATTAGTATAGCTAATCATTTGGCCCCCGGTATTAGTTCCATAGGAAGTATAGGTAAGTTTACCAGCTTTAGTTATACCTGTTAAAGACTTAGTATAAATCGGTTTACCAGTCCAGGCATTATAAAAACCCTGGCTTACTGTATGACCTTCTACCTGTACCCCCCGGTATTGTATTGGAAGTCCGCCCTTCATACCCGCGCTTAAACCTTTACCCGCGACGTACATATTTACCCCCTGGTAAGTTAGTTGTCCGGCTGTAGTCGCCCAGTCTCCGCCTTCGGCTATACTTCTAGCGTGTACTTTTTCTACGTGTCCCGCTACTGCTACAGCTACAATAGGAGTACCTACAGTAACAATAGTACCCATATTAGAAGCTACAAAACTACTACCCCCAGCAATTATAGGGATCGCTTTAGAAGAAATAGCCGGTACTGTAGTAGCTAATAATCCCCCCTGGGTTAAAACTGCTCCCCCTACGGAGAAGGCCCCAAAAATAGCCGTAGTAACTACAGGCGGAGAAGTAGCTACCCATTTTACAGGGTTAGCATATCCGGAGCCTGTTTTATCATATATAGAAGTATAGGTTTTTTCATATATTAAATTCATATCTGCGGTTAATTCCCTACCCGCTTCCACTTTACCTTTAGTAGCTACGTCGTAAACGTAATCTGCTCCCTGGTAAGCGCTAACTAATTTTAAAGGATCCGCGCTAGTAAAACCGCTGGCTAAATAATCCATACCCTTAGCAAATCCTAATTTTATCCCAGTCTCTTTATTTATATTAGCCTTTACGTCTATTCTTACTTCTTCTTTAGTTCTACCCCGCTCGCCTACGTCTCCGTAAAGTCTTTCCCCGCTGGAGCTAATCCAGGTAGCCCCCTTAGGTAATTCAGTACCATAAGCGAAGGCCCCTACGTCTCCGTCTTTATTTACTGCGATCATATCCCCAGGCCTATAAGCTACTGTTTGTATAGTATTTTCTACCGGCCCCTGTACTCCTTCGCCTAAAGAAGTCCCTGGTACTGAAAAGGAAGCGGTCTTTAAGTCTCCAAAATCATAACCGTAAGAAGTAGTAGTAGTTGTTTGGGTAGCTGTACTGGTAGCGTCTTTAAGGTTAGCGGTTAGCATTTTATAACCAGTTCCTTTTTTACCGCCGTATTCATATTGGCCCTTTAAGTTTAAACCTATTGGTATATCTATATCCGCCCTACTATCCCCTACTACTCTCCCCCGCCTATCGGTCCATATTGTTATAGCGTTATTTCCTTCTGCCGTCCAGTCCGGGTTAGTAGAATAATGTACGTTTACTGGGTCTGTCTGTATTGTATTAGTAGAAGTAGTAGTACCTGTAGGGCTAGGAGAAATACCCCCCTGGAAGTTTGTAGTACCTACAACATTACCGCCAGTATCTAAAACGTCCTGGTTATTATTATCAAATCCATAAACGACCCCTGTATTTCCAGTAGAGATATTAGTACTACCCCCGCCCGAAGATCCACCACCGGAAGACCCGCCGGAAATATAACCGCCAGGAAGAATACCACCTATTTTTTTATCTACAGAAGTATAGGCGTTAGTTATTGTACTACTTACAGGCGCGCCACCTGGAAGAAGTCCCCCTACTTTACTATCTACATAAGTATAGGCTTTAGTTATTGTAGGGCTTACAGGCGCGCCACCTGGTAAAACTCCGCCTACTTTACTGTCTACATAATTATAAGCATTACTAACCCAATTACCACCACCGCCGGAAGATCCGCTAGAAGTTGAAGTACTACCGCTAGAAGTTGAGCCGGAAGAAGTGCTACCGCTAGAAGGAGAAGGAGAAGGAGAAGAAGAAGGCGCGGAAGGCGCAGGGCTAGGCGAAGGTGTTGGCGTCGGGCTAGGCTTAGGTTTTCCCCAAGTGCTAGGCTTCCACCATACCATTAAAACTTATACCCCTTTTTCATTATATTATTATAGAAAACATACTTTTTATAGTTTTGGTAATTGTTAACATTTATTATTTAGTTGTTAACAACAACATTTATAAACTTTATAACGTAATACTTTAATATGAAAAGGGGTTTAATGTATGGATAATTATAGTAATGGTTTAACTCCTACTGATCTAGCTTACGATTTAAGACAGTCTTACGCGAAGATCGTAGGCGAACATTTGCTAGACGTTGCGGAAGCACGTAAAGCGGATAATTTCTTTACGTGGTATAAAGCCTTAGAAGATTTACATACTATTATTAGACATAAGTTTAAGAAAAAAGAAGACGAAGACGGATATAAAGAAGTTAAAGCTAAAATAACTAAACTAGCTAACGAACATAAGACCGCCTGGCTAGGTAAAAGTATGGATCCTGTAGAGCGTAATAAATTAGAAGAAGCCTTAAGGGAGTTAGAAGAATACCTTTACGCTCAAATGAGTAAAGCTAAAATGTTTGGAGAAGGCGGTAAGATCGCTGGTTTATAATGGGTACGTTTACTAGGGTCCCTTATTGTGATCCGCAAATAAAAGGGGAGCTTCTAAAGGTTAAAGATAGAGTACTACATAAAGACCGGGATTTTATTTGCTGTTATGACGGAGAAGAAGGCGTAGGTAAATCTGTCTTAGCACAACAGCACGCCGTTATATTAGACCCAGCTTTTACTATAGACAACATAGTATTTAACGCTGACCAGTTCATAAAGAAGATTAAAGACCCTAATACTAAAAAGGGTACGTGTATAATCTTAGACGAAGCGTTTTCTTCTGCTAACTCCAGGGGATCTTTAACAGAAGTTAATAGGAGTATGGTAGGGTTAGCTACAGAAATGAGACAGAAAAACCTATTTATTCTATTAGTACTTCCTTCCTTCTTCGATTTAGATAGATATTTTGCTTTATGGCGGTGTCGGGCGTTGTTTCACGTGTACTTTACTCCGGAAGAAGATAGACATTACATAGTATTCAATAAAGATAGTAAGAAAATGTTATACTTACTAGGTAAGAAGTTCTATAACTACAATAAACCTAAGGCTCCGTTTGCTCCTTCTAAATTCTTTAACCAGTACACAGTAGACGAAGAAGATTATAGGAAGAAGAAGGCGGAAGCGTTTAGTAAGCGTACAGTAAGCGGGCTGGCTAAACGCTGGTTAGATCATAGAAACGTATGTATACAAACCTTAGTAAGAATACATAAATATAACTTCGCCCAGCTAGATAAACTGTTTAAAGCTCATAAAATAAGATCTATGAGCGAACGGGCTTACAATTATATACTCGCAGAAGACATAGAAGTAAAAGAAGAAGATATAGACCCAAATGCCTAGGAAAAAGGGGTTTAGAAGCCCGCAAAAGCGCAGTTAAATTAAATAACATACCTAAAAATGAATAATTTACAAAAAGAAGAAGTAAAAGCAAAAAACGCTTACTCGATTTTAAAGTTTACCCTAATAATATTAGCGGTCGTAGCGCTGGGTATAATAATAGTAAACCAAACCCTGGCCTATTACTATAAGGCCCAATTATTAGCCGGTCCCTGTGAGCTATGCGCAAAGTTAAACCCTAACCAAAGTAAATGTATAGGTAATTGTTTTAGCTATAGAATAGAAGGCGGGGTAAACTCCCCCGCAATAAATAAAGAAATAAAAATTAACTTAAGCGGTCTTATTCTTCCTTAGCTTTTTCTTTAGGATCTTCAAAAACTACGCCTACCTGTTTAAAGCCTTCTATCATTTTAGTATACAATACGTCTAACTGCGCCATAATAACATTTAAGTTATTTAACGTAACCTGTTCAGTCGTAATATATACAGTCTTTTCTTTAGGGGCTTCCGGGCTAACTTCTTCTATAGCTTCCGCTGGTACTTCTTTAGCTTCTGCTTTTCTCTTAGCTTCCGCTAGCCTTTTTTCCTGTACTATGTTTCTCGCCATTTGTTTTACACCCCCTTCTAATTTCTATAATATTATAGATCCTACCCAGTATTTTATTTTCTGCGTCTCTAAGTCTAGCTAGATCCTTTAATAATTGAAATATAACTATATCGCCCATTTTATTTTAGTTTTTTTGCTCTCCTTTCTAATTGCTCTTTTTGGTAGGGTTTTTTTTCTTTTTTCTTTTTTTTATTTTTTCTTTTCTTTCCCATTATCTTTTAAGCTCCGGTATTTTAAAAACTTCCTTCCTATTATAAACTTCCCTTATTTGTTTAGGCGTTCCATAAAGGTAGGCGTATCTAACTCGGTTTATATATTCGTCCCGGTTTATTCTTTCTAGTCTACTTTCCATTATTCACAGCTCCTTAAAATCTCTTTACATAATTCCGGCGGTACTCTACCCCGCTCTTTAGCATTAGCTAAACCCTGTACTCCAGTCTTAGACCCCCTAGGCGCTGGTATATGGTCTTTACATACTCCAGCTTTACACATAGGCCGGGGCTTCCAGTGTTTTAAATTATTCCATAAGTCCGTAGGCTTCATAGTCTCCGCCCC